GCTAGTCTTTGTATTTCTGCGAGATCCGATTCGCTTAAAACAGCATCAGGGACTGATTCTTCTGGAACCATGTCCCTGCTGCGGAAACTATATTGCTTCACTTTTTTGCTTTGTCTTTAAGCGCCTTTTTCATTGGCTCTTTTTTATCGCCATCTTTGTCAACATCTAAGAAGTCGGGCTTTTTGCCTTTGGCTTCTGCCATGATTTTAAGATCTGCAAGTGCTTCATTTAATCTCTGCTCTATGGCTTGTAGTTCTTCGGCTTCACGCATGTTCATAGGATTGTCGCCGCCGGCTACTTTAGGATAGCTAGCTTTTTGACGATGCATATCTGTGCCTTGTGCTAATTGAACTTCAACACCTTGTACTTCAGGATTTGGTTCGTTAGCATATGCTTCTTCCATTTCAGCTTCATGAGCAGGATTACCTGCGTCAATGCCACTGAGTTTTAGTAATTGTGCTAGTTGTTCAGCAGCTTGACCTTGCGCTGTGACTGTTAAACTCTTGCTGCCAGTGCGTGTGTCAGTGCTGGCATTGATATTCATACCAGACTCTTGTTCCGGCTGACCGCCCATCATGGCTTGATCATAGCATTCTTCTAATTGTGCCATGCTTTCGTTTTTCTTGCTACGCTTCCAAGCTGTGGCGTAAAGAACTTCAAGTCCTTTTTCTTTGCCATACTGTTTGATAAAACGTGCTTTGTTGCTCTTGATCCAATCTTCCTGCCCAGGTGCTGCCTTTTCTTCAAGTTGACTTTCTTCTACAGTTTCTTTATCGTCTTCGTCATCGGCTTCATGAGCCTCATCCTCACTGTCGTCGGATTCTTTGACCTGATACTTCTTACCGTCGACTTCAAACTCTTTTTTACCTGCGGCTTTGGCTTTGGCTAGTTCTCCAGAAAACTCATTGCCTTCTTCAGTCTTTTCTTCATCAACTTCAACTTCTTTTTTATCAGCCGACTCAGTTAGAGTTTTCTTAGATTGAATACTGTCAAGGGTGTTTAATAGTTTTACGAAATCCATTTTATTTTCCTTTGGGGGTTGGTTTTTTAACAGGATTTGAACCTACAGGACTTTTTAAGTTCTGTGGCATATCAACAGATTTCGCTGTTTCACCTTGCTGGGCAAATTCAAATTTGCGACTCTGTAATTCTTTCAACATGCTGTCAATGCGTTGATTTCCTACCACTGACTGAGCACTTTCGGCGTCTAGATCTGGGTTACTTAAAATGCTACCGTCTTTGGCTTTGCGTGGTTCAGCGGGCACAAAGTTATAATTGTCTTCTTCTAATCTAGTTCTTACTATAACTTGTTTTGCAGCGATGTTTAGTTTTTCTGCGATGATTTGTCTGATCTGTGGTGTAATAGTTGGATACTTTAAGCTGACTTCAAACATGTGAACTTCGCAAGGACCCATGCCAGCAAACTCTCTGTATTCTTGTACAGGCAAGCGTTTGGCAGCACCCATGTTTTCTACCACATACATGTTGAGAGCATGTTGTATTTTTGACTTCATGTCCTCATTCATGTCGCAACCAGCAATACGAACGATGAATTCGTATTTGCGATCCATTTCAAACATATATTGTGTAAAAGGTTTCATACTGAAATAATCCTGTTATAGCTATATTTATATTATTCGGGTTTCTTTTCTGGTCTGTTGGCCATGATTTGCTTAAGCAATTCGTTACGATCTACTACTACAGCCTGACCTTCTACAGGTCGCACTGCGGCTCCGTCCTTGTTGGCCGTTTGGTCAAGTCGCATTTTTTTCAATTGCAAATCAATGATTTTAAGTTTTTTGTCTATTTTAGCTTGTTTAGCAGTGATAGCATGTCCTAGTAACACACCAGCGGTTTGCAAAATTTGTCCGCTGAATCTAGCTTCTACATTCATGCCTAGGTTCATTAGGTCTTCAAACTTGTCTCGAGCCATGTCACTGAGTTCATCTAGCTCTTGATCGGCACTGTCAAGATCACGAACCTGCGGCAGTGCTTGATCAATGCGATCTATCAGTGTGGATGCTGATTCTAGCTGTTGCTGTCCTTCGGCAAATAACTCCTTGGGATCAGCCATTTCCACAGGCTCTTCATCGTCGGGTTCAGGTAGATTGAAAAGTTCTTCGAGTTTACGTGTCATAAGGTTATTTATCTACGCCGTTTACTGGTGTTAACATAGATATCGTTTTCAGTTACTACTCTAAACCTCATGCCGTAGCTTTTACAAAATTCCTGTGCAGCAGACCATTTGGCCATGTTTAGTGCCACAGCAGCACGATCGCGCACACTGCGAGCACTTTCAAAACTGGTTTCTTTGGTAGGTTTTACTTCGATGACTTCGGCGTGTTTTTGTTGGTTACGATCTACGTAAACCATCATGAAGTCGGGCACATAGATGGTATTTTTACCAGTCAATGGATTACGATATGGAATCATAAAAGGTTCACTGGCCCATTGCAGCACACTGGGATTGTTGTCGCAAAATTGCATAAAACTAAATTCCCAACTGCTACGATAAGTTGGTTCTTTACGCCCTACATACTTTTCTCTATTTCGAATGGTAAACTTACCATTGGCATACTTGCTCATGGACGTATCATACGCTCAACATATTTGCTGCGTTGTGGTGACCCATGCAGACCCAGATAGCTAGTGCCTACTCGATTAAGGTTCAAAAACAATCCAAGATAAGCTGCTGACTCTTCAGTAGACATAGAACGTATGCGATCTAACACCGTCATTGGATCAATCTTTTGTGACATAGCTGTATAAATCACTGAGCTGGCCAAGACTTTAGCTGACGCAGTGTTTTGTGTGATTTTTTCAAACTGTGCTAAAATCACTGTGTTTACATTTTGACTGACAGGAAATGATGGTTGAAAATAATTGTTAAAAAAATCACGTGAGCTACTGTTAAGATCAGTGCTGGTATCGTTTACTGTGAGATTGTTAGCCACGCTCATGTTAACCACCTAATCTAGTACGTTCTTGCTGATATGTAGTCAGCTCAGTGCGTTTTGCGTTAATTTCACTGACCTTGGTATTGTAGGTAGTGTTAGCTAATTGATTTAAAACAGTCATGTTTCTAAGTTCTTGTTGGAGAGTTGAAACCAAAAGATTTTTATCACTGGTCCAAACATTTATATCAAATCCTGCCGGCGGCACCAACGGTGGTGTTAGTGCATTAGCTGCTGCCAATCTTCCAGTTAAATTGGTAATACTGGCCTGTGTGTTGGTTATTTGGGTTTGAGCTTGCGCTGCATCATCGCCTAAAATTCTAATAACGGTATTCAAGCTGTCAATGTTGCGATTGATATCGATTAATCTGCCAGCATTATTAATTTGTCCTTGCTGAGTGGGATTACGTAATCCAGCACTGTTGTTGGCAATGTTTAAGTTAGTACTACCTGTGGCTCCTGTGGCCGCTGCGGCACCGGGTATACTGGGAAAACTTAATCTATATCCGGTCGGAGCAGGGCGTGTGTTTTGCACAGTTGGGTTAGCTTGGTAACGATTGGTTATAGGTGTACTGTTTAAGAAAACAGCAGCACCAGCTAAAGCAGCAACACTGCTGAGATTTGGCAACCCTGCGTTTCTAGTTGCCACGGTGCCATCTACTGTGGGTATAGTAGAAATTTGGTATCCATTGGGGTTAGTAGGATTGATTGCAGTGCGAATAGCCTGATCTATCACTGGTAAAGCTCCAGTAATGGCATTGGTGGCAGCATTGGTATAGATACCAGTCAGCTCTGTGACCAATGAACGTTTAAGATTCATACTACGTGCTGTGTTAATGGCCCTCGCTGCGTTTAAGATGGTTCCAAGACCTACTTGACCGTTTTCAAAATCACTAAGCACTGATCCTGCTGTATCCAGTAAACCACCTGCGCCAAAAATACTTTTAACACCACCTTTGGCACGTAACGGACTCAGTGTACGATCGTAGTACTCTAGTAATGCGAATCCGTCGGGTGTGGTTTGAGCAATGATGCCATCGCTGTAAATAACATTTTCATAACTCACTACCATGTTGTGATCCATGGTATTGTCGCTGGGATTTTGATGTTGGCTATGCCTAAAACTTTTTATAACAGGATTAACAAGAATATATTCGCTAAACTTTTTCTGGTGCAAACTGTATATTCTTATGGCATTAATAAATTGGGTATCAGATTCTTTTCTACGCTGATAACCAAAGTTGCCCACTGTCTGCGGACTATACTTGTTAGGTATAGCATATGTTGACAAATTAGTACGTGTTCCGTAATCACTGTCGCGATAGTAGTATTTAAAATAATCGTAGTAGAAATTTCTAACTACGTTAGCACTGTCATCATGAAACGTAATACTGACATCTTCATAAGTTACTTTGTTCTGTACAAGATTAACTCTATTGTAGGCATTATGAGCCTTGACATTAAAATTAAATTTTGGTAGGTCAGCAGTCTTGGCCATTAGACCTAGTTCTACTTCATTGGATCTACCCGACAGATATTGGCTGGCTAAACTTTCATTGATATCTATAAACACATGAAATAGATAACTGTGTTTGGGATTCAGTCTATATGTACCGCCACCAACAAACAAGCGACTAGCATGTCGGTAATCTCTTAGATTATCAACTGTGGCTGCTTGCTTTAGGGTGGTACCTATAAAATTTACTGCATTCTGAAAGATACTGGCCATAATGATCCCATTTACAATATTTATTCCATAAAAATAGGGCCCTGAGGCCCTATTTCGCGTCGCTTATGTTGTATTATAATGTGGCTTGACTGTTACCAATAGCTCTACCAATATTGGTACCAATGCCTGTGCCACCTGGTACCTGTACAGCGTTGTCATAACGCAGACTCAACTGAATAGTCACTGGCTCATTGCTGCTATAATTTAATTCCTGATAATTAGCTTCTTTGATATAGCAACCATATAATTCCCAGGTTTCTAAAGCCAATGGTTCATGGTTGCCATTGCCACCATCGAGAATTTGGCAACGAGTAATAAACTTATAATCACCACCGGAGGCTGCACTGCTTTGCTCCATAAAGTCAAATTGCTTTTGTAGCTGTAGACCAACCAACCTACTGACATTGCCAGCAGCATCATCGCGAATGGTAGTGCTGACATCACCCCAGGTATGCTTACCAGCGATTCGAACTACACTGTTGTAAACGTGTAGATCGACATCAGCAAAGCTCACTGTCGGACGATTGAAACTAACTACTTGTTTGGTTAATTCTAATGTATCCGAACTACCAATACCCAACCCTTCAAAAGTTACTCTAAAACGATATTGTAATTTTGGCATTAACAAACCTTGAGTAGTACTAGTCTGGTTGGTTTGTAAAGGCACTGTAAATCTGTTCATGG